GTCCAAGTGCGTTAAATCTTAGGGTGTGTTCTCAATGGCATAGCAGGCATTTCCGTAAACACCCGTGTTGCTTAGTGCCTTGTATGAATTGAAGAAGCCCTTCTTATGATCGCAGAACATGATGACGTTCTTCGTTTCATCCGGTTGCGAGAAGGCCACGCAACCCGAGGCCACGCAGTAACGCGGGTGCATTCCCAGCGTGGCATTGCTACCGGATACCGTGATGGATGTCAGGTTAGATGCCAACTTGAACGACACCGTGGAACCGCGCCTGTGGCCGGTTACGATCTTCTCGCCCTGGGCATTCGTGATGTCGAACTGGTAGCCCTCCCTATACGCGGAACCACCGTTGATCTCTATAGCCATGGAACGACCGGCTTTGGATTCTCCCCCTGCCAGCAGGTGGATACCGTCACTCGATACACCCGAATCGTTGCCGTCGTAATTCCACGACCACACGCCCGTGTGGGTGACGATTTTGTTCTTGGCATTCACATTTAGCGCACCGTCGTTAATTGCGCTTTCCAGCTCCAGCATGAGTCCGCATAGGTTGGCCCATCCCGTGACCATCGGGAAGATGTGAATCTCCGCGTTCGGGAATGCGTTACAGGCGTTTGTGACTGCGAGCTGAGCACCGCTCTTTACACCGCTCGCGTCTTTCTTGTTGCGCACGTCGTTGATGCCCGCGCCCAGTACCACGATTGACACGTCTTCGAGCTTCTTGCCCGCGCCCTGGATGGTGCCCTTCAGCGTGTTTACCTCGTCTGCAATTGTGGTCCCGGAATCGAAACCCGCGCCACCGATGCCCTGCTTGTAGATGTTGCCTTCGCTGAAACCCAGCGCGCGGCCGAGGTAGGTGTCCCACGCGGGTATGTCGTTCGGGTTTTCAGTGCTCCAGCCCGCAAGGACGGAGTCCCCGACGCAGGCGAGAATTGAATCATTCTGCGCGGTCTTCGCGACGAAAAGACCGTCGGCCTCGCCCTTGGTGTAGTAACCGCTCAGCTTGTCCGTCAGCTCGTCTTTAACGTCGTTCACGTACTTTGGTGACGCGGCAATGCCTGCGTTAGCGTCAGATGCGCCGGTGTCCGCAAGCCGCACATGTCCGTAATTGACGGCGTTTCCGACTCCGTAAATGGTCTTCTCGCTCGCGTGGTTAATCGGAGCCTTGGTGCCCTCGGCAGATGTCGCGCGCTGCTCCTCTGCTTCTTCCGCAGCTTTGGCCCTCTTGGTTTCCGCGGCGATCGCGCTCGCGTTCTGCGAGATGCGCCCGTCGTACAGTTTCACGATCTCCTGCAGCTCGTTGAGCTGCGCATCGGGGTCGCTCCACTTAAACCAATAACCCTCGTCGGCGAGCGCAGTGCCGACGGGTACGACCGGCTTAGTCGCGATGTAGGAAGACCCTGCGCTGTCCCTCACCACGTCAAAGTAGACGTATGAGTTCTGCGCGTTCCACGGCTCCTTGATGTAATTCGGCGTCACCCTCGGTCCTACGCTCATAAGCCCCTGCGGGGGGATCTCGGGGATGACCATCTGTCGGTCGGTCACGGTGCCGGAGACGACAGCGTTGTCGGTTTGCGCGCCGAAGCTTGAGACATTTGGCATGTCTATACCTCCTAGTAATTGATGCGAATGTGGTATGTGCCATCTCGTTCGTCGAAAATCCAATCGAACTTCAGGTACTCCCAGTCTTGCGGGATTACGACCGCGTACCTCCAAGCACCGGTTTCAGGCTCCTGAATGAACGTCGGAAACACGTACTTTGACTGTCGCGCCACGAGCTGTTGCAGATTCTCGTCAATCCATTTTGCAAGCCCGTCGATGTACTGATCGTAGTAACCACCGTTCTCGATGGAGTCGATGACGGCCTGCAGCCGCTCGATTGCGCCGGTGTTCTCGTTGACCTGCTCGGACGTGTCGTTGATGTGGTCCTTCATGGCATTGATGATGCAATACAGGTTCGCAACGAGCTGTTCGGGGCTTTTGACCTTCCAATACAGCTTGGGCAACGTGGGATTCGCGATCATGAACGGGTCGAAATATGGCAATGGGACAAACATATATGCCACCTCCTTTTACCAAAGCGGAACGGTCGGGACTATAAGCGAAGTGAAGAGCGTGTGCTCCAGCTCGTCTAGAATCATAGCATCCACATCCCGCCAATCGCGCGCGAACTGGACGGCCTTGTCGGTCGCGCCGCCCTCGTGCATCGCGTCGGCCTCGCGGTCGTTGCCGGTGCTCGCGTAATCTGAGTTACCGGAAAGCATCGTCTCGGGGAAGTCCGAGAAGATGTCGCGCGACTTCTCGCGCTCGCGGGACTCCTGGAGGGGGTTTACTCCCTGCTCGACGCGCGCGTAGAGCAGTTTGTACTTGGGCATGATCTCGTTGAGCTTGCGCAGGTATGCGCGCTTCCACCTGTTCGGTACCGTGTTGGAGACCTCGCGGTCGTAGAAGCGGTTGAGGAACTTGGTGCAGAGTCGCGTGTACTGCTCGTCGCTGTATGTGTCGAAGCGCCACGAATCGTCATCGAGCGGCCTATAGAACCCCAGCTCGTGCCACTCGCCGAGCGTGATCGTCATATAGTCGTAGCGCGCGTCCGTGTTGACTTCGGGAAAATCGAACATGTGTTTACCCCCTCTCGAGCATGGTGTCGTAGCGGTGCGAGATGTCGTAGTTGCTGGACAGGTTGTCGCGCGCCCATACGACGGTGACGGGCGCGCCCAGGCGGTCACCGAAACGCGCGTTAAGCTTATCGCACGCTGCGCGGCGCGTGTTGAGCGGGGACATCCGCGCGAGCTCGGTCGGCTGCATGGTCGAGTTGACCTCATCCTCGATCATGCGCTCCTCCTTGAAGGGCATTGAGTCGATGCCCAGCTCGCGATAGATGGCATCCCACGTGTTAGCCCATTCCTGCTGCAGCTTGTCCCCGATATACTCCTTGGCGCGTTCGGGCATGGTCGCGTCCGTCTGGATGTCTTGGAAATTGTCGTATGCCAAAACGAAAGGCTCGCCGTTCGCGATTGCCTTGTAGAAGTTCTGCACGTCGTAAGTCCGGTCCTGGTTGCCCTTGATAACGAACGGCATGCGCATATGGAACCGGTTGATCTGCTTCGTGCGCATGATGTCGGTCAGTTCGCGCGCCCAGATGTTTATCTTCACGAGCAGGGGGTAGCGCGTGCGGTTCTCCCAGACCCAGACGGCGTTGCCCCAATTGCACATGAAATCGGTCTTGCCGGTGATGCCCATCGCGCGCCATGTGCGCGGCTCGTCGTACATGTTAGGCGCGCCCTGCTGCACGGCGCGCAGGGACAGCAGCGTCGCGCCCGCGTTCGGGTACGCGAGCGTCGCGGCCCCCTCGGTGAGCAGCGTCCACTCCAGAAAGCGCTCGTTGCAGGTCTCTGGCAGGTTGAGCCAGCGGAAGCGCGACAGCGCGAGCTCGATAAGGTCGTTCTGGAACATGGTGAACAGCTGTTGATTGTACGCCTCGGTCTGCCAGTACGTCGGCTGCGAGCCGGGCCTGTACTTGCGGTTCCCCTTGTAGCCCCTGCGTCCCTTGCTCATACGTGGACCTCCTCATAGATTGTCGGCGTGTCGATTGCCGTTTTGAACGATGCGAGCACCTCCGCGCTGGATCTGGACTGCACGTCCATAAGCTCTTTCATGATCGCTTGGTGCGCCTTCATGTCTTTGCTGATGGTCGCATTGATTTTAGCGCGCTCGACCTTGTAGTCGATGATCGCGTCGATCTCCTCGTCGGTCATGCCCTGATAGGTATCTGCCTTGAGCAGTGCGTTTAGGTCGATGTCTGCCATGATGCCTCCTTTTAAAGGTTGTCGTAGATGCTCACGCGACCGATTTCCTCCGGGCGGCTCCAGACGGTCACGCCACGGATAAGTATATCCTTGATTGCACCCTGCGCGCCCTCGAGCGCGTTGCCGTTGCCGCTGCACCATACCTCGGCACATTTCCAGTATGTGAAATGGCGCATGACCTGCATCCGCTCCATACTGAACTCGCGCATGAGGGTGTAACCGTAGCGGGCGAATGCCGAGGCCGCGTTCATGATGTCGCACTCTCGCTGCGTGACGACCTGCGCGAACAGGGCGCGCGGAGCGGTCGCGCTCGATTGCCCGTTCGCGCCCGCACCGAACTGAGCCGGGGCCGCTACGCTCGCCTGGTTGAGGCCCGCCGCGATCGCATCGATCGCGGTCGCGTGCGTGCGGTTGGCGTTGGCGTCCCCTGTGGACTTGGTGTTGCCCGCGTTGGCGCGCATGACGGCTGCGTTGTTGTTTGCGACCTTGGTGCTCGCCTCGTTGCGGAGCGTGGTCGCGATGGTGCTCGCATTATTCTGGATTCTCCATGTTTCAGCTGTGAATTTGGCCGCGTTAGCAGTCTTTTTGAGTGCGTTCGTCTGGGCCAATGTCGAAGCCAGGGAATTGCTCGTCTGCGAGATCGCCGCAGCGGCGTTAGCCATGGGGATAGCGACTGCAAGGTCCGCCACTCCCCCGATCGCGGCGCTCTTGGCGTCCTCGCTTCCCCCGGTGAGGCCACCGGTTACGACCGATCCCAACGTGTTCGCAATTGCGGATGCGTTGTTGTTTGCGGTAGTGATCGAGACGACTTCGTTTTGCACCCCCTTCATTGCGGTAGAGGTCTCATTATCCGCATCACAATCATCCTTGAGCTTGTTGTTAGATGCAGCGGCCCCGGTTAGCGCCCAGTCATTCGAGTTTTTCGTTACTGCAGTGTTTGCCTCGGTGTTTACGGTGTTGTTATCGGTCACGTTCTTTGCTGAGTTGTCGACATTCGTGTAGGCGGTCGAGTTGGACGCGAGCGACGACGCGAGCGCGTTGTCTGCCGCTAGGCGCGCGTGCGCGCGGTTGTAGACGGTCGTGTACGCGGCGCGGCTCGCGGCGCTCTGGCTCACCTGCATCACGGGGAGGTTCCAGCTCTTGAGGTATTTACCCCACGCCCCGCCGTAGCTGTACGTGCGGCCCTCGATTGTCTGGAACGTGAGCGAATCGGTCGCGCCCGCGATACCGAGCAGGCGCGCGTCGATTGAGATATACGGCATGACGAGGTTCACGGCGCTTGCGAGCTGGATGCCGTTCGCGCCAAGGTCCTCGATTCTCACCGTGGAGGTCTGGCCGCGCTCGTCGCCGATGCGGATCGCGGCATAGGGGTAGGTATACAGTTTCGCGAATCCTGCGGCCTGCGCGGGATATCCGAAATCCGCCACGCCGGGCTGCATGAAATTCTCGATTTTCTGGACAGCATCCAACACCGTCACCGGCACGCCCCATAGTGTGAACGGCGCGGATTGCGTGAGCAGGTCGGACGGCGCGAAGAACACGCCGAGCACGGTAGATTTCATCCAGGGCGCGTTGGACTCGAGCGCGCGCAGGAACGGCTGGAGGTCGCCTACGGACACGGAATACACGCGCGGCGCGAGCACGCCGGATACGTCCGGCTCGGAAATCGCGGGGACCTTCGGCGCAGAGGCCGTGCCTAGGTCGCCCTGCAGATCGGCGTATGTCGCTATACATGCGCGCTGAGTCTCGGCGCTGTAGTTCTTGACGGCGCGCGCGGTCTCGACATAAGGCTCGCCACCGGTGTTCACGTCGTCAGACAGCAGATACGCGCTGTTCTCGCGGGGGTTCGCGAGATAGTCGGCGACGCTCGAGGTCGCGACCGGCGCGTGCCCGCGCTCCAACAGGACGTAATCGAATCTCATCTCGTTGATATAGGTCGTCCACACGTCGAGCGTGAGGAGCAGGCGCGTCGAGTTGGGCGATAGCTGCTGCGCGTCCTGGATGAAATAGCAGTACCGGCGCTTGCGCTCGCCCGCAGCATACGCGAGCGGCTGCGCGTCGCTCGTCATGCGCGGCAGGTCCACGACGAGGTAGTTATACCCTTGGGCCGAGGTCACCGGCACCGGCACCTTCGATGCGCCGTCCGGCTTCACGTTGAACATGGTATCGAGGTTGACGGTCTCGCCCTCGAGCGCGTCGAACCACGCATCGCGCGCGGCGTCGTCGTCGAACTTCACCACGTTGTCGTAATCCCCGCACCACGGCACGTTGCACATCTTGAGACGTGCGGTCGGCTTGAACCGTGAATAGTCGAGCTTGTTGTCGTACCTGTACACGTCGACGTTATCGAGGTTCGGAAAATCGCCCATTTTGCCTCCTAAAAGAAATGCGCCCCCGCTCACGCATGAGCGGGGGCGCCTTGCACTATAGATTATAGGCTAGGCGATCGTGATGTCCACGGTCTTAGTATGGAGCGCGGTCGAGCCGGAGGGGTTGACGTAGGACGTCGTACCGGTCACGTGGAGGACGTTACCGGCCTCGAGGTCGGATTTCTGGACGTGGAGCACGCCCAGGCGGTCGACGCGCGTCGCGGAGTTGAGCGCGATCGGCTCGCCTTCGGCCGCTGCGGTCTCGGCGCTCACGCTCCAGGTGACGGCGTTCGGCTCGACCTCGATGCCGAGGTCGTTCGCCGTGACGGTGCCGACGAGCTTCACGGTCATCTGCGTCGTCTCGCCCGGCTTGAGCTGCTGGGAGGCCGCAGTGATGTTGACACCGGTCACGGCCTGTGTGAGCGTGGGGATATCGGTCGCGGCGTCCGTGGTGAACAGGATCGCGGGGACGAACGGTGACGCCGACACGATCTCCCAGTGATGGAGATAGTAGTTCGTGTTGAGCGTCGCCGGGTTGTAGAAGCTCTCGTTTGAGTATACGACGTCGCGGCACACGAAAAAGGCGTCCGTGGTGAGGAGCGCGAATGCGTTGGGCACGGGGAGCTCGGGAACGATGACGGTGCGGTACTTGATATCGGCCTTGTCGAGGTTGAAGATGCCCGCGAGCGTGTCGACGTCTACCGACGCCATGGCGTCGGCGGTGATGAGGAGCACGAGCTCATCGGGTTTCGCGAACACGGGGATACCGTACTCGGCCGACACGGGGGAGTAGAGCGCGGTCGGGAATGCGAGCTTGCTCGCGTAGGCGCGCACGGCCTTTAGGAACTCCTTACCGGTCGCCTCGTCGGTCGGGACTGCGCTCACGTGGTGCTTGAAGAAGCCCCAGTTGTGCTCGTAGTAGGCGATAAGGTTGAGCATGCACAGGTACTCGTCGTAGTTGTCCGAGTTGCGCGGGACGGTCAGCACGGCGTCGATAAGGCGGTTCAGACCGTACTCGTCCAGGAATGCCTGACGCAGGTCGGGGTACTCGAGCGAGATGTCGTAGCGGTCCTTGCGGTTGACACTGTGGTACCACACTGCGGCCTCGGGCGCGTTCACCTTCTCGAGCACGGCGTCGTCGACCTTGTAGGTGTGCGCCTTGATCCACTTGAATGCGGACTCCTGGATGCTGAAACCGTAGCGCATCGTCGCGCCCTTGAAGGCGCGCAGGGGGTTCTCCCACTCCTTGTTGTGGATGATCTGGTCGCCGATGCGGTTCACGTAGGCGTCGATAAACTCGTTGAGGTATCGGCCGTTGTTCGGCTTGAACAGGAATTTGCTCGTCGCGTCGATGCCCGAGACGGTCGGATCGGGCACGCGCTGCTGGAAATCGTTGGTCGCGGACAGGTACACACGTCCCGCGATCGTGGTGTTGTCGGTTGCCATCTGTCAGCCTCCTTAAAGGTCAAGGTCCATGTCGTCGTAATCGGGAATCTCGATGTCGTCGGCGATGACGTCGGCGTCGCCGTCGCCGTCGACGTCCACCACGTCGGCACCGTTGTCGATGTCGATCGCGGCAGCGGTCGTGCGCATCGACTCTAGCGTCTCGATGATGGTGCCGAGCGTGGCCTCGATGCGCTCCAGGCGGTCGCGCAGGTCGTCGAACTCGCCGATGCGGTGCGCCTCCTCGCCGGACGTGCCGGTCTCGTCCTCGATCGCCTGCTCGTCCGGGGTCAGTTCGTCCTCGGTCTTGGGCTTCTCGTCCTCGTCCATGTCAGCTCCTTTCCATAGCTATAAAAATAAGGGCGCGATGCGAACGGGCTCTCGCCCGCGCATCGCGCCCATTATATAACGCCTTTGCGAAACTTTGGCGCGTGCGGCTGAAACACGCCGCCGAGCGTGCGGGGTTCGGGCACCGACCGAACGGTGTAGCTGCCCCGAATCGTCCCTACTCGCCGCCTGCCGCGCGAGTCGTCGCGGGCGTCGCGGTCATTTTACGCCATAGAGCGACATTGCGTCCAGGAAGCCCTCGCGCACCTTCACCGAGTCGAAGAGCACACTGCCCTCGTAGTACATCTGGACGATGACGCGCAGGGTCTTCACGGCGCGCTGCGCGGCGATGCGGTTAGGCGTGTTGTCGCGCCTCGTGAGCGCGAATACCGGCTCGGCGTTCTTGGGAATCTTCCCGGTCACGTAGTAATAGCCCTCGCTCATATCGACCCAGATGCCGTATCTCTCGCCCATATGGACACACCCCATGACATACTTGGCGCGCGCGGGTTTCTTCGATATGTAGCGGTTGTCCTCGGCAAAGTCGTTGGCGTAGGTGGCTTTCGTGTATCCGGTCACCTGGCCCATGCGCCCGGCAAGCGTGTTGTCCATGCGGTAACGGTCGTGCTCGTCCGGCTCGACGTAGTGCAGCAGGACCATCTTGTCGAGATACCACGTATAGCCGAACCTCGGAATGCCCTTCACGCCGATAGCGGCGAAATAGGGGTTCAGCAGGTCGACGGCGTTGCCGAGCAGGAAGACGTGGGGCTTGATGCGGTGCCCGTCGTAGGGGTCCTCGCGCACGCACGAGTCGATGATTCGCGCGAGCATGTTCCACTCGTTGCGCTTGTAGGTGTGCGTCGTGTCGATGTTCTCGATGATTGCCTCGTCGAAGATGATGTTCTTGACGTCGGTAAACGTCCTCTTCTTGGTGCCCTGCATCTCGGCGTAGCCGACGACGTACCCGCATACCTTCCACGGCGTTCCCTTCTCGGCGTCGCACGCGCGATACTTGAACTCGTTGTTCTCGCACTTGAAGTCGTACTTGCCGAACTCCTCGTCGGTCGCGGCCAGCTTGTCGAAGTATCCCTTCTTCACGCTGTCGCGCTCGTCGAGCGTGCGGCAGACCTCGACGAAACGCTCGTCGCGCTTGATCGCGGCGTTGAGCGTGTAGGCGCGCAATCCGTACGTCTTGCCCTTGTTGGGCGCGCCGACGACCATTGTGATGTCGGCGTTGTAGCTGAGCGTCTTCTCCCAGTTGTAGTGAATGCCGTCGTTCAGGTTTACCATTCGACCTCGTTCCCTTCGTCGTCGATGTAAGTGTAGCTCGCGCGCTCCCCGTCGTAGTCGATGACGCGCTCGGTCGTGTCCACGGTGCGCCCGTAGCGCTCGCGCATGTAGGCCACCGTGCGCGCGTTGCCGCCCTTCTCAGAATCGCCGAGCACGCGGTCGGAGGGATAGAGCGCTATCGACTCGTGCGCGCTCACGTGCGCGGTCGCGCCGAGGTAGTCGGTCACGTCCATGTCCAGCACGTCGGCGGATGCCGGACGGTAGTGCTCGAGCGCGTGGCACACGCTCTGCGACACGCGAACGCCCCAGCCCAGCACGCGCGGCGCGACCTCGGCGAAACCGTGCGCGGCGCTCATGTCGTCAATCCAGTTCTCGATATGGTACATACCCGTCGGGCGCGACAGGCCCGCGCACGTGATATGCGCGTGGGCACCGTCCCAGCTCACGCGCGCCTTGTTCCAGGCGTCCATATGGAGCGGGTAGGCCTCGCCCTCGACCTCGAACGTCCCGACGCCCGCGAGCGTGGAGGCATAGCCGGGGAAGTTGGCGCGGATGCGGCTCATGCAAGCGTCAATCGAGGCGGTCACCGCCTCATGGAACGGCGCGAGCGCGTCCATGAGGTCGCCCGCCGTGACGTCGGCGTCGCACGATATCTTGAGCGAGTCGGTATCGCCTCCCAGCACGCGCACGCGCTCGCCGAGCGCGCGGTATATGAGCTCGATCGCGGCCGCAATAGCCATACGGGAACCGCCCACGATACGCAGCCCGTAGGGATAGAGCACGAGCTTGTCTTTCGTGTCCTCGTAATGCGCTTCATACGTCTCACGCGAGACGACGGTCGCGCGGTCGACCGATATCTCGCCGCCCTCGACCTTGTAGCCGGGCTTGAATACGTCTTGAGCCTCCATGCCGTAGATGGAGTTGAACATACCCTTTACTGTAGAGTTGTAGTAGGCCTCGAGGTCGGCGCGCTCCATCTCCCCCGAGCGAATGCGGACGGCGATGCCCTCGGGAATCGTCTCGGGGATGTCCGGCGCATACGGCGTGCCGGTCTCATAGGTTTTCAAGATCTGCTTGCACGCGTTCTTTCGGGCGTAGAACAAATTAGACAGCAACGTCACGTAATCGGGCGGCTTGACGAACGACATGGTTCCCTCTCCCAAAATTACCTCCATCCCATCCCAGGCGTATACACGGCTCATGCACCACAGCTCAAGCTCTGAGATGTTGACGATAGCCGAGTCGGCCGACACCAGTTTTCCGAACGCGAATCGGCCGTTATACGCGGCGTCGACGTAACCGGCGCTGCGGACGGCCGTCACGCCGTCGCGGTCGGCCTCGCCTCCCCAGTCGCCCAGCTGGCCCTTTGACTTGAACTTGGCCTCGGACAGCAACGCGATATCCCAGCACGCGAAGGCGCTACCCTCGCGCAGGCGGATATTAGTAAACCTTATCTGCTCGTGGAAGGCGCACCCGAACGGCTCCTCCCAGTGGCGCATCGCCGCATCGAGGCCGGTCGAGCACACGGTCTCTGCCATCGCCTGGAGCACGGGCGGCAGCAGAGCGCGAAAATGGACCGGGCACATGTGCCCGTTGATGTATGCATGGTGCGCGGACGTCTCGTCAATCGAGTAGACGTTCGACTGCACGATGCCGGAATAGCGCGCACTCGTGAGCGTGAAGCCGCCTCGAAAGCAGGCCTTGCGCAGCGCGTACTGCGCATAGGTCGGCGCGAGCTCCGAGGAACACATGTGCTCGAAAGCGGCCTGAACCGAAATCGGCCTGCCCTTTGCCCTGGGGATGCGGAGGCGCCCCGTCTCCATCTTGCCCGCCTGGCGCACGAGCGACGTCTTCGTCAGCACGCGCACGCCGAACCACTCGGGGCGCAACCATTCGTTGGACTCGAGCAGGTAGCGAAGATATGCCGGAATGACCTCTGTGTCGCGCCCTGCGTAGAATAGCTCCTCTTGCGTGAGCGGTGTCTCGGGCGTGCGGATCTTGGAATAGTCCCAATCGCCCTCCGCCTTCGGCAGACCTGCGGCCTCGCCCATCTTCGCGAGCCCTCGCATCTCCAGATAGAAGGTATCCCAGAAGCGGAGCTTTACCGAGCCGTCGCGCACGATATCGACGGTATAGGCGCTCGTGGCGCTCTGCGCGGACACTTTCATATCCCAACGCCCGTTGAGGTCGTGCATGAGGGGCTGGAGGTCGAACATGAGGTTGTAGGCGCAGATGATAGGGATGCAACGCTCGCGCTCGCCCCATGCGATATATTCGTCTATAGCGGCCTGCATCTCGGCCTCGTGGCGATAGAAATCGATATGCCCCGCGCCCGGCTCATAGGCGCGCAGGTCGCACCCGCGCAGGTCGTTAAGGATAAACAGCACGGGATAGGCGCGCCACGTGTTTTCCGCGCTGTCGGTGCATATGTTGCACGTCTCGGTGTCGTAGCTCGCCGCTACCCGAAACTCCGGCCTCTTCGATTTGAACCCCATCCCCGCACCTTTTTCCTAACCGAACATTACGATCTTCGATGCCCAAACCGCCGAGCCGGTCAGCTCCGCGTCGATTTCGACCTCGCCGTAGAAAGCCTCGTTCTCGGAGGTCAGCCCCTCGACGAGCGACGTCTGCGCCCCCGCCGACACCAGGCTGTCGAGCGCCTTCCTGTTGGCCCCGATAACGCGGTCATAGGCCTCGGAGAGCGACGTGACGCCCAACCCCTCCATGATGAGCCTATTGCGCTCCTTGGGGTCCCTGCCGCGCCAGAAACGGCGCGTCGCGGCGTAGAAGACCGATACGGCCTCCTTTCCGCTGTCGCCGAGCGTACTCGGCGCGCCCGAGCGCGCCAGGTTGATTTGCCGCTGGAATATGAGGTTCGACCTCGCGGCGCGCGATTTCGCCTTGCGCGGCGCGGTCGTCATGCGGTCCAGGCGCTCCGCGGCCCTCTTCGTGCGCGTCTGCGCCTCGGGTACCTGGTGCACCTGCCGCGTCCCCTGGTAGGACTGCGCGATCTGCTCGCGCACGCTCGCGATATAGTCGGCTCGCGCGCGTTTCTGCAACGTGCTCATGCCGCTCACGTCCTCGCGCTCCAGGCGCGCCAGCAGTCGCTTGGCGCGGCGTCGCGCGTTGTATACCTCGTCCGATGTCCTTTTCGCACGTGCCATAGGGCTCGACCTCCAAAATAAAAGCGGTGCGGCCTGGACCGCACCGCCTGATGTTAAAGCAACGGGAGCTGAGGGTTAAGTCTTGACTAGACGAGCACGAGCGTCTTGCGAGTGTTGCCGTTGGGGAGCTTGGAGGATACAAGCTTCATCGGGACGACCTCGCCCTCCTCGAACAGGCCCGCGGCCATGAAGTTGTCCGCGGCGTTGCGGACGCCCTCGGACTGGGAGAAATAGGCGGTGCCGTCCTCGCATACGAGCGTGGTATTGGTGCAGGGCATGTCGACGCCGTTCTTATCGCGGGCGCGGCGGATGCCGGGCTTGGTGAACACGCCGATGACGTCAAGGGTCTCGCCCTCGTGATCGGACAGCGACTCGGCGTTGTTCATCGCGTTCACGACGAGCTTCTTGGTCTCGGTGTCGGTTGCCTTGATGCTGGAGTAGTTTGCGGGAGTGTAGAGTTCGATGCAGTTGTCCATAGGTGCAAGCTGGGTGTTTTCGTTATTCATAGTTGGGTTCCTTTCCGATTGAGTAGTTCATAGCGACTTTGAGAAAAAGTCTTGTCGGGATTGAGTAGTAGTCCGATTCGGTCTCGACGCTTGTGATCGAGATAAACGAATCTCCTAATCGTTGACGGAGCGTGTTCGTGGCCTTCACAGGGTCCGAATAGTCACCGTAGAGGTCATACTCGAAATCAATCAGCTTCCCCTTGGCGACTGTCTTGCCGATGCAATGGCAAATCTGAATCCGGCGTCCGATTCGGCCTCGCTCCTTCTTTGCGTTTGTCATGAAAAGCACCCCCTTCCCGTTGCTGTCATGGACATTATAGGAAAGGGGTGCTTTGTGTGTCAACGGTTATTGCAATAATTTTCAGTTATCGGCGCGTGCCGTCAGATACATAGCATTGCAGGCGGTCGAGGGCGCACCCATACATGCCCGCGTAGTCGTCTCCGCCGTAGGTTGAGCCGTCATCGCAAACCTCGCCCCAGTACCCAGCGTGGGCAACGTCCTGGCTACGGTAGTAGACCTGCTTATAGTCACCGCCCGGCGTGATGTAATACATCTGCACGCCGTCAATGGTCTGTCCCCAGATGCCTGCCATGCCATTCACGCTGTCATTGTAGTTAGCGGTCTGCACCCAACCAAGCCAACCGCTCTCCTTGGTGTGGACACGGTAGCGAAGGGTGCCGGTATCGGTCCACGCGATCAGCATATCGTGGGAGCCGTAAGGGACTCCTGCGAATCCGTCGCTGCCACTGTCGTTGAAATTGGTCACGGCCTCGTTCCACGCGCCATAGCGGTTATGGAGCGCATAGTGGATATTCACGCTCTTACCTGTCGACTTGGGGAACTTGGCACGGGTTGCAGAATAAGATGGCTGATAGGTGCCACCGTTACCATCGGTCGGTGCGATGGGAGCCACGTAGCCACTGCCCAAATAAGCGGAAACCGCTTGCTTAAACTCGTACCACGTCTTGCCATACTGACGGAAATATCCGTTCGGGTCGGTGTGGTCACTGCCACCCCAGCGCTGAGCCGCCTCGTAATGGCTCAGCAGGCGGGACGTGTCCCAGCCGTGAGCTCGCAGCTCGTCCCCGACCCACTTGACGGCTTCGCCCCACTGTTTAGCGAAATCGGAGGTGTTCGTGGCGTGTGCGAGCTCGATACCGATCGTGGCGTAATTGCCATTACCAACATGCCAGCACAAACGGTCCTCGGGTACCGTGTTGTACACGGTGGAGCCGTCGAGCTCCATGACGTGATGGACGGCGTAGGTACCATCGCGCGACCAAAGCAACGTGTGATTGTAGGCGCTCGCACCGGGGTTAGCGGTCTCATGGATGACGAGATAGCTCGCATTAAGGTAACCGTGCCCGCTAGATACGTACTTGTTTACAATCTGGTATGCCTCCGCTCCGGTCGGCACCGAAAATGCGATCGCGAGCGCGAAGAAAAACGCGGCAAGAGCCGCGCCCTTCTTCCGCTCGATGCGGTTTGGTTTCATGTTGCTAGACCTCCTTGTTGTCGTTGAGATTATCTAGCTTCTCGGAGAGCTTAGCCATGATCAGGCTGTTCTCCTCAATGGTCTTGCGAAGCTCCTCGATGGTCTTCGTGTTGCTGTAGTACATCATCACGAATGCCGCGATAGGAAATGCCACATTGCTTACCAGATCCGTAACTGCGTTGACGTCCATATTCGTTACCTCCGTTCCGGCAGAAAAAAAAGGGACCCGGCCCTTTGCCGAGTCCCGTAAGCCTAACGGCATTATAATCGAGAGGCGCGCCGAAAATAGCAGTAATAACTATCGTCGAGGCCGTAGACGTAAATACGACGCTCTATCTCCCTTAATATCTTATCGAGCGCCTGTCGCGCCAACGCGAGCTTTTGTTTCGCGCTTGATCTGTCGCTGTTGAGCTCCAACGCAGCACGATCGCACACAAGGCATATTCGAGAAATCACGAGGTCGTCGTCGGTCATAACGCGCAGCTTTGATTGCTCCATATGGAGCAAAGCGTCTATACCTTGATAACGCGACAGCGCGCTAGTCATTTCGAGGTCGATGTGCGTCTGCTTCTCGCGCTCCAAACACAGGATGTGCGCCCTTTTAACTGCCTTCGCATAAGCTTCAACCTCACCTTGTTTCAGCAATTCGAGCGCGTTATCCCACTGAACATCCAACGAGGTTTCATACCATTTCATTATTTCCACCCGTTCCTCTCGCCCTGGATGACGGACGTGATGATGACCGGCTCATTGGGAGTGGCCGTCTTGCTCACGATGACCAGGGGCGCGTACTCGCGACGTGCCCCGCTATAGAACTTCACCGTGGAGCCGAGCGCACGGTGCGGGCGCAACGCAAGCATGAGCTTTGAGGGGTCGTAGTCGGGAATCATATTAGCGAACTCGCGGTTATCCGGTCTGTATTTGAGCAGACCGTCCAGAACATCGGTACGGTCGATATATGCAAGGCTGTGACCGTGAAGCGCGCGAAAGATCATACCGGATTGAAAAAGGCCCTCGACGCGGTGCAGTACATAGCTGTTAGTAGCGTAGACGACGCGATCGTGTACGCACACGCTGTCGTAGGGTGCGTGTGTGCCCGGCTTGCACGTTGTCGCGCACAGTGCCCTCCACAGGCTCTCGATTTCGGACTTGTTCATGACGATCCTTTCACTCGTCTGTTGGAACTTGGTTATTATTTTAACGGCTGTTATTATAATTTCAACTAGTTTTTTGTAACGGTTAGTGATATTATATAGCTGTAAGGCAGAGACGGAAAAGGAGTTCTTCAGATGACCGATTTCAAACAGTTCAACGTCTGGTATTACGACTTCACCTACAACGACAAGCACGTGAAGACTTGTACCAGGATTGAGGACGCGCTCGCATTCGCTCGCATGCTCGTACGCGATCGCGAGAAATTGCACGTTAGATTTTT